GGCTATATTAGTATTATATTCTTCTATTTGCCCTACTTTATAATAAAAATTCCTTAATCTTTGTTCAGCAGAACTAAATTGAATAAAGTTATCAAAATTAGAATAATCTATATTAACTTTAATCCCTTTTTGATTAAGATAATTTTCTAATTCATTATAAGAAGAAGTTAATTGGTTATCATTAATTAATGATTTATAATCTTGTTCAACCGTAGAATTATTAACTTGATCTGATAATTGGTAACTAAAATTAGGTCCCTTTATATACTCAACATCCCCTTCTATAATAATAGGTTTAGGAGGTAAATTTACTTCAAACCCAATAGTTTCAGCAGTTTCTAATACAACTTGTAATTGAGTATTTAATGAAATAGAAAAAGGTAGAGCTTCATATAATTTTATTAAAATAGTATTGGGTATAGAAGCATCATCTACTAAAATATTATTAGCAATATAATACTTACCATTAACATTTACATAAAAATCTTTAAATGCTTCTCCTTCTAATACATTTTGGAATTCTTGTACTAAAGAATTAATCTCTTCATTAGAAACATTATTTACAGAAAGCCTTAATTCGGTTCTACTAGGAGAAATTTCCTGGATAAAAAATTTATACTCCTCAGACTTTAAAACTGTTCTATAAAAGTTATAATATACATTATATACTCCTATATTATACCCTGCATTTTCAATATCTTTAATAGGATATACTACAACTGAAGATATTTGATCTTCATTAGTAGTATTTTCATAGTTCCTAATGCTAAAGTTAGAAACTTTACCACTATATATAAAATCCCCTGTAATAGATTCAATAGAAAAAATTACTTGGTCTGTTACAGGGTTAAATTCTGAAGTAGAATCCACCACAGGAATAAGAACCTCTTGAGAAGAATTATATTCTTGTTGGGTAGATCCTTCGGGATTATTTAGTGGTGTTATTGATGCCATTTGTTGGTAGGGTTAAATCTACTATATTTTGTTGTAAAGCTAAATTTTCTTCTCTTAACGAAGTTATTTCTTCTAATAAAGCTTGAATATCTTCTGTTATAATTTGAGAACCTATATAATTTGTACTTTGTTTAACTAAGTACTCATGGGAATTTATTTCCCCCTCCTTAGGGATTTCGTAAAATAATTCATCATATAACTGAAAGAATTCCTCTATGGTTGGAGGAGAAATTTCCTCGGGCTGAGAAGGAACTAATTCAGTAAAGGAATTATTAATAGTATTAAGGTAAGCAGATTTATTGTAAAGTTTCTTACTTAAACTTAATTCACTCCCCGAAGCATATGTAGAATGATTAACCATTTATAACTTTAAAATAGTAATTATCATCTAATACTAAAGTTTCACCATCAATATTAGTTTTGATTAAAATTTGATAATATCTTTCGGGTTCCAACCCATTCATATAAAGGGTGAAGTAACTACTTTCATTATCCGCACTTATTTGAGTATAAGTTGTATCAAAATCAATTACAAATTCATTAGTATCTAAATCTTTAATAGCATAATATGAAGCTGTAGGGAGATAATAATTTGTAGTGTAAATAGAAGCAGTTTGAAATACTCTTTGAGGAAATTGAGGGCGAGAATTAATTCTAATTTTTTCAACACTATCTCTTCTATAGGTACCTGCATTATTATCTAATAAAGCTACCATTCGAGATGTATTAATAATTGTATTAGACGATGAACCAGTGTTGTATACGTAATCCTGCCATTTAAATTCGAGTTGCGGTGGGTATATAGTATGAGTATCTATAGAAAAGTATTTTACAGTAGTAACACTATTTCTATCTGCTATAAATTCATCATTGTTGCTTTGTTTAATTATAAATCCTTCATTATTTACCCTACTATCAGATGAACTATACCAAGTTAATATAGTATTAGTAACATCAACATTTAAATCTTTTTCGCTTGAGTAACTTAATACTTGAGAAGCTGTCAATTCTAATCCTAAAGAAGAACCTGTGTACCATGTTCCTCCTCCTGTGTTAGATCCACTATAAGAAGCAGTTACATAAGTATTATAAGAAGTGGGCCAAGCATTTACTCCCTCACTTGACCTATAAGTCCAAGAAACCCCATTAGTAGTAATAGGATTATTTGAATACCTCCCTGTACCCATATTCCAAGAACCTGAGATGGGCCATACTTCTAGAGTGGTATTAGCATTAATTCCTGTAATATTGGCTATATAATTTCTTAAATTAACTTGAAATATGTTACCTCCAACTTTATTTTCTAGTAAATCATTAATTTCATCTTGAGAAAATTTAATTAAGTATCTGCTTACTTCGGGAGAGATAGAATTATAAAAAGTAGAAACTTCCAATATTTCATCCAACCCTGTATTCATAGAGGGGAATTCTGAATAGATTGTTGAGTCTTTTTCTGGGAATAATTTATATACTGCCATAATTTATTTTTATAATGGTACTACTCTACCCTTTATATCAGTGTTGGGGAATTTAATTTCAAAAATTGAAGGATCTTGTGAAGGGTAAACTACATTATTGGCAGTAGCTCCACTTATATCATAAGCATACTTTGAATAACCTAAACTTTCTCCTACTTTATTTGCAAAATCTATTTTTTTAACATTTTGAACTCCTTTTATTGAATTTAACAATAAGTATAATTCATTAATTAATATAGGTTGATTAATTTGCATATTATCTATATTAAAGTACTCTTTTAATTTAGATATACATTGAGTAAGTACTTCATTACTATTAAAGTTAGGTAATACTACAATTTCGAAGTTAACTCCTATGTTTATAACAAAGGCATCTTTAATTCTAATAGAATCATTTATCATTCTGTATTGAGACAGGTATGTAGATAAATTTTGTTTTAAAGCATTAGACGTACTTGTTAATTTTTTATCATCATTATAAGCTAAAACATATAAATCTAATATAGAAGCCTTTTCACCTGGAAGGAGGGAGTCTTGTTTTTGGGGTTCTATATAAGCTTTAGCTAAGGATCCATACTGAGAAGGTAAACTTAAAGCTCTAATAAGGTAATCTTCTTGGGTTACACTTCTTAATTGGGAAGCATAACTAGCTAAGGAATTCACCCTTAAATCTTGAACTGAATCTCCATTCCCCCCGCCAGTAGCAGGATTAGGATTATTTACTGCTAAAGAGTCAAAAGTAGTTTGAGCTAAAGTAGAATCTAAGTTGTCCGTAGCAAATAATACGTTGGATGTAGTATTAACAGTATTTAAAGTATTAGCGGGAATGTTAGATCCAATTCCTCCCCCTGTTAAATATCTTATAGTTAGAGTAGTATTAGAAGGAGCAACTCCATATGTTTTTGTAAACATAAAGTTTGAAGGGGAATAAGCTGTAGTAAGTTTATCTTGAGTATAAGGTAAACCTATTCCTACATTATTGGGGTTTGGGATAATTTGTTCATCATAATCATCCACACTACCTGCACCAAATTGAATTTGTAATGTAGCAGAACCACTATTTAAATTATTACTGCTGAGAAATCTAGTTGTAAATCTTCTGGGTACTTTTTTTAGCCTTAAAAGATTATCTACTTCTGAGACATCATTTTGGGTATTAGGATCATTAGGGAAAGGATTAGTATTTTTTATGGTCTCAAATACTGTTTCTTGGGCCAAATAATCTACCTCAGTCCATTCATTTCCATCACTATCTGTAACATCTAAAATTCCTAAAGGACGTTGTAATAAGAAATTATAAGTAGCAAACCTTTCAGGTTCTCCTACAGTAATTGTAGTTATATTAATAGTGGCTGATATAGCTTTCGTGGTTTTCTTTAATAAGAATGAAATAGGTTGATCACCCGAAATTTCATATACTGATACTATAGTAGGATCTAAAGAGCTAGATTCACTGAAATCTACTCTATTTTGGGTTATAAAGTTATTTCCCTCCCCCCCAGATAATTCTGTATTTTCATTTATAACTAAAGCATATCTAAAATCAGGGACATTTTGACCTAAGGTTGTATTATAAACAGCAGGCACTGTTTGGAAAAATTCTACATCTGTAGAAGCAGCGCTAGTTACTGAGGGTTTATATCCCATCATGTAGGCTAAATCATATAAATTATTTACTTGTTTAGCATACTGAATAAAATTTTCTTGGATTTGATTATCAGTATAAAAAGATAATACATCACCCACATAAGATGCCATTTCGATAAACATAGTCCCAGGAGAGGTAGGACTAAAGTCCGTAACAGTATTAGGGAAGTAAGTTTTAGCAAACTCAATAAGGTTAGCTCTAAAATCAGAAAAATCCCTATTAATATATTTAATATTTCTATTAACCCCGTTATTATCAGTTATTAAATCGTATGGCATTATAATGGTACGTTAAATTCTATAAATTCATTTAAACTAGAAAATACCGAATAAAATATTTGAGCAGTCATATTATGATATTCGGGATCAGATGTAACTGTAACTTTTTTTAATTTAACCATAGGAAATATTAAAGCTATATCATCTTCAATATTTTTCTTTAAAACCTCAGTAGTATTAGGATCATTAGGTTCAAAAACATACCCTGTTATATTACTACCCAAATTAGGATTAAAAACTCTCTCACCTTTACTTGTAAGAAAATAATTAATCATGTTATACTTAATCTGCTCAGCGGTAGTATAATTAATTCTAAAAACAGAATCGGAACCTGAGATAGCGGAGGATTGAAAAGGAACGGCCAAACCAATTCCTACTACAGGATCCTGGTCAAATGCTGGTATATTTCCTATTTCTATTGCCATTTATTATTTTTTTAATAAACCCATGATTTG